CCAAGCGTGCCGGTAAAGCCGCAGGAACACAGTACGTACCACAACCTCGTACGGTGGCTAAAAAAGTTGCTAGGCACAGGAAAGTGAAATGAGTACATCAGGCACCAGTGCTTTTAACCTAAATCTTAACGACGTAGTCGAGGAAGCCTTTGAGCGTGCCGGTGGTGAACTTCGTTCTGGTTACGACCTACGCACAGCTCGTCGTAGCCTTAACCTTTTATTCGCTGATTGGGCCAACCGTGGCATCAATCTATGGACTGTCGAGCAGGGATCAATTGTCTTAACGCCGGGACTTTCTACGTACCCGCTGCCGGTAGATACAGTGGATCTTCTTGAGCACGTCATCCGGACACAGGCTAACAACTCGGCAACTCAGGCTGACCTGACGATTACGCGTATTAGTGTTTCTACTTATGCGACGATCCCGAACAAAATTCAGCAGGCTCGCCCCATCCAGATCTATGTCAACCGACAGTCTGGTACGGTAGGGCCTACAGGGTTAACCCTTAACGGCGGAATTACAGATTCAGCGACCATGATTACGCTGAATTCGACTGTTGGGCTTCCAGCACAGGGCTACGTGAAGATTGGCAATGAGACCATCTTCTATAGCTACATTGTCGCCAATAACCTGATGAACTGTTTCCGTGGGCAAAACAACACCACGGCTGCAGCGCACCTGACCGGGGCTGCTGTAAACCTCACAAACCTGCCCTGCGTGACCGTGTGGCCGGTTCCTGACGATTCCCAGACCTACACCCTAGTCTACTGGCGGATGCGCCGTATACAGGACGCTACGACCGGTGTGGTGGACTTTGATATCCCGTTCCGTTTCCTGCCCTGCTTGACTGCAGGCTTGTCGTATTACCTGGCTCTGAAGCTCCCAGAAGGCGTTAACCGGCTTCAGACGTTGAAGGCTATGTACGACGAGGCTTGGGATCTGGCGGCGGGTGAGGACCGCGAGAAAGCGGCTGATCGGTTGGTCCCACGGCAGATGTTCATAACCTGAGATGGGCAATAGGTTTTCTTCCGGCAAAAATTCGATCGCGGAGTGCGATCGTTGCGATTTCCGCTACAAGCTGAAGGAACTGCGTCGTCTGGTCATCAAGACCAAGAACATCAATATGCTGGTTTGCAGGACTTGCTGGGACCCAGATCACCCCCAGTTGCTCTTGGGTATGTATCCGGTAGATGATCCACAAGCAGTTAGGGACCCACGACCGGACCGAAGCTATTTAAAATCTGGTCTTAACGGGCTGCAAGTTCTTTTAGGCACCGGAGTTTCACCGCAGCAAACAGGCGACTCTTCAGGGGGTAGCCGGATTATTCAATGGGGCTGGTCGCCGGTAGGCGGGGCCAGCGCTAACGATGCAGGGTTGACGCCCAATGACTTAGTGGCTAAAACCTTTGTAGGGACAGTAACCACCTCTTAGGAGTAGAGAATGAACATCAAGACAGTAGCAAAGGCGGAAGCCAAAAAAGCAGTTAAAAGCCACGAGAAGTCGATGCACGGTAAAGGTTACCGCGCTGGTGGCAAGACCAACATGGAGATGAAGAAGCTAGGCCGTGGTCTGGCTAAGGTTGCTAATCAGAAAGCTCCCGTGCGCATGGTGCGTAAGGTAGGTATCTAAATGGCTAAATATTCAATGAAGAAAGGCGGCAAGGAGGTTGGCCCAGCCAGCGTCTACGCCGAACCGCACACCATGACAGGTAAAAAAGTTACCGCTGCACAGCTTCCTTTACAGGAAAACGGCGTTCGCTACACTGATAACATGAACATGTCGGTGGGCAACATCAACCGTGGTAAGTACCCCCAGGTCAACAAGAATGGCGAGACTAAAATCCGTGGTACTGGCGCGGCTACCAAGGGCGTAATGGCTAGAGGACCGATGGCGTAATGAACTACTCTCAGCTCTTTGAAACGATCAAGGGGTACGTCGAAAACGACTTCCCCAGTACAACCTGGACGGATCCTGCCGGTACGGGCACGGTCGTTTTCACCCAAAAAGAGCAGATTGATACGTTCATTCAGCAGGCTGAACAGCGGATCTATAACACGATTCAGTTTCCGGCTATCCGGAAGAACATGACTGGAACGACAACCGCTAACAATAAATACCTGCAGCAGCCGTCTGACTTCCTGTATACCTACTCCCTGGCGGTCATTGATCCTGCTACTGGGATCTATGAGTACTTGTTGAACAAGGATGTGAACTTCATCCGTGAGGCCTTTCCGTACCCGTTAGTTACAGGCAAACCCACGCATTACGCTTATTTTGACGACAATACGTTCCTTCTTGGCCCAACGCCCGACGCTGCGTATCAAGTAGAACTGCACTTCGGCTACTACCCAGAGTCTATTGTCACGGCGGGAACTACCTGGCTTGGCGACAACATGGACTCGTTGCTCCTCTACGGTGCTTTGCTTGAGGCTTACACCTTCATGAAGGGCGAGCAGGACGTCATCGTGGTCTACCAGAAACGCTACGACGAAGCCTTCATGATGGCTAAACAGCTTGGCGACGGTAAGCTCCGTCAGGATGCCTACAGGGATGGGCAGGTAAGGTACCCAGTTAAATGATCACCCAAACCCAGACCACATCGTTCAAGGAAGAACTCTACGAGGGGATTCATGATCTCCTCACGGATACCATCATGATTGCGCTTTACAGAGAAGCGGCAAATCTTGGGGCTGATACAACGGTGTATACGACGGAGTACGAAGTTACTGGAACCGGTTACGTGGCTGGCGGTAACGTGCTTCTTGGAGCAACGGTGCAATCTTCTGGAAATACAGCATTTGTAAGCTTCAACAATACATCCTGGCCTGCCGCATCTTTTACATGTCGCGGCGCTTTGATTTACAACTTTAGCAAGGCTAACCGTGCTATAGCGGTGCTGAACTTTGGTTCAGATCGTACGGTGACAAACCAGACATTTACCGTTACATTCCCTGCTAATACGGCAGATAGCGCAATCATAAGGATGGTCTAATGTTTTCAGCTTCAGGCGGTGCTTTACTTGGTAACATTAAAGCGATGGGAGTCTCCGGTCGGGGGTTCACACCTGAAGAGCTTGCTGAAAACGCTGTAGACAGAATTATTGCTGTGAGCGCGACGGCTGATCCGGTTATCCGGCAACAGGCTGAAGCATTTAAGAATCACATTCGTGCAGTGTTGGTGAGTTACGGACATCAGTGCATTAGGTCAAACAACACCACGCTTACTAACCGCTTCCGCGATGCGGGGCATCCTGAATTAACAAAACTATTGGAGAAATAACATGGCTGGATTTACGACAGCAATGCCTACCTCGTTCAAAGTCGAGATCCTCAAAGGCGTTCATAACTTTACCGCCTCTACTGGCGACACTTTCAAGCTTGCCCTTGGCAAAGCTGCTGCATCATTAACCGGCACCTACAACGCCACAACAACAAACTACAGCGATTTGACTGGCAACTCTGACGAGCTGGCTAACGGAAACGGATACACCACTGGCGGTAACACCCTGACTTCGATTACCCCTGTGGCTGACGGTACGACCGCAGTTTGTGATTTTGATAACACCACTTGGTCATCGGCAACTTTTACGACGTCTGGTGGAATTATTTATAACTCGTCTGCTTCTAACGCGGCTTGTGCGGTTCTGAGCTTTGGTGGTGACCAGCAGGTTTCTTCTGGTGATTTCCAGATTCAGTTTCCTGCAGCCGCTGCTTCTACTGCAATTATTCGGATTGCTTAAGTAAGGCTGCAATGTGGCGACCGGCTGGGGGGAAAGTTTATGGGGCTATAACGGCTGGGGTGGCACCACAGTCGTAGTCCCGCTTGACGGCTGGGGTAGTCAAGGTTGGGGTGTATCTCCGTGGGGAACTGGGTCAATCTCGGTTTCTGGTACGGGGGAAGTAGGAACAGTAGTAATTTCAATAAATGACGCTGTAGTTCCAGATGGCGTTGAGGGTACCGGGGCAGTAGGTACAGTAGTTGGTGCAGTTTCTTATACGGTATCTGGAGTTGAAGGAACTGGAGCAGTAGGAACAGTAATCCCGTTGGTTGCGTATATGCCGAACGGGGTTCAGGGAGTCGGAGAGGTTGGTGGCTTCCAAGTTCAGGTAGATGATATTGTTGTCCCGGATGCAATAGCGATTGTTGGTACCGGAACAATTGGAACGGTGACATTTAGTATTGGACGTGTTGTCCATGTCACTGGGGTAGAAGGAACAGGCCAGGTTGGTGATGTAGTCCCAGAGGTCTTGTTTGCGGTAACTGGTGTAGAAGGTACAGGCGCAGTCAATGATGTTTCAATAGAGATTGATGATGCGGTTGTACCAGTAGGTGTAGAGGGTGTTGGAGCAGTTGGAACCGTAGCGTTCATGATTGACAGTAACTACGAAGTTACTGGGGTGAGCGGTACAGGCGCTGTTAGTGCAGTTACGACGGTAGTTCAGCCGTTTGTACCAAATGTGTTTGGTACTGGCGCAGTTGGTAGCGTTGGCTTTAAGATAGACGACATAGAGTTTGTTACTGGAGTTGGCGCAGTTGGCGCAGTAGGAACAGTAAAGATTGGAGGGTGGTCAGTGATTGATGATTCGCAGACGCCTAATTGGACACAGATTAACGATGCCCAGGTACCAGACTGGGAAGAGATTGACGTAGCAGCTTAAGGAAAAATTATGGCAACTAACTATACAAACCTACTGGGCTTCGCCCTTCCAACCACCGGAGAACTTGCCGGTACCTGGGGTCAGGTCGTCAACGACAGCATTACTGAGCTGGTTGAAGATTCTATTGCTGGTGTAGCAACAGCAAGTGTTGCCGGAGGCGATTGGACTTTATCTACAACTGGATCAGGTGCTTCCAACGAGGCTCGGTGCGCTATCCTGATCCCAACTGGGACACCTGGGGTAAGCCGAAACATCATTGCTCCAAGTTCAAGCAAATCGTATGTAGTTATCAATACCTCAGATGCTGAAGTAGTAGTTAAAGGCGCGGCAACAACAGGCGCAACCATAGCCGCTGGCGCACGGGCAGTAGTAGCCTGGAATGGAACAGACTTTGTTATCGTGGCAATTCAAGGTGGCGCAATCACTGCAACCACGGTTACGGCTTCTCAGGTTGATATTACGGCTACCGGCGATCTGCGGCTACAAGACACATCTGGCGGTCAATACGTCGCTCTTCAGGCACCAAACACGATTGCATCAAGTTACACGCTGACGCTGCCAACAGCAGATGGTTCGAGTGGACAGGCAATTTTGACGGACGGAAGCGGAAACCTTTCTTTTGGTGCCGCAGGTATTTCAACTGGTAAGGCCATCGCCATGGCGATGATCTTTGGATTCTAAGGAGTTTTAAATGGCAAATCCTAATATCGTCAACGTAACTACCATTTACGGTAATACCTCGACGTATCTCATTTCTTCAACGGCAGACCCTTTTGCAACAGCGCTGGTCAATAATGCTGCCTCTTCAGGCAAGGTATTTAAGATCAATAGCATTGTTGTAGCTAACGTAGATGGTTCGGCAGCTTGTGACATTACGATCAAGATCTTCTCTCAGGATGACCTTGGCGGTACTGGAACGGCAATTGCATCGACCATTTCTGTCCCTGCTGACACAACGCTGATCATTACCGATAAGACTACGGCCTTCTACCTACTAGAAGATAAGTCTATCGGTGCCACAGCAAGTGCTGCTAACGACCTTGTCGTTACCTGTAGCTGGGAAGAGATTAACTAAGGAGTACCCACATGGGACTTCGTTATAACGGCGGATTGCTATCTGCCTCGCAAAAACAGCCGACCCCAACGGTTGAGTATCTTGTCGTCGCTGGCGGTGGCGCAGGAAACGGCTCATATACATCACTCCAAGGTGGTGGCGGTGGCGGTGGTTTGCTAAACGCAATTGGTTATCCTGTTACCGTAGGTTCTGCAATTACCGTAACTATCGGTGCAGGTGGAGCGGGTAGATACAGTTTTTATGATGTTGCTCCAAGCGGATCAAACTCAGTGTTCGGCAACATTACTGCTCGTGGTGGCGGTGGCGGAGGTTGTGGTCAATCTGGATATGATGGAGCTGCTGGGGGATCAGGTGGTGGAGCCGGTGGTTCTGTTGCTGGCGGAGCGGGTACTGCAGGACAAGGATTTGCTGGCGGCGGTTCTGTGGCAAGCTCAAGCGCTGGTGGCGGTGGAGCTGCAAGCGTAGGGTTGAATGGAACCTCAGGTCTATCCGGATTCGGTGGAGCAGGTGTTTGTTCTACCATCACCGGACAAAGAATGCTGTATGCAGGAGGTGGTGGTGGCGGTGGGGAAAACAAAACACCGGGACGTGGGTCTTCTGGCGGTGGAAATGGTGGACCGGCTTCAAACGCAATTTTTGGGTATGGATTTTCGGGCGTCCCAAACACTGGAGGTGGTGGCGGTGCTGGTGGGAAAGAAGCTGGTGGAGGCCCAGAAGGTGGCTCTGGTGGGTCTGGAGTCGTAGTTATTCGCTACCCCGCTTATTACGCCCTTCCTGCATCAACAACTGGTTCTCCACAAACATATGTATACGACAACTGGCGCGTTTATGTTTGGACGTCGTCAGGGTCTATCACTTTCTGAGGTGTCACATGCCGGGCGGAGTTTTTTCACTTAAACAGCAAAATCAAGCCTTAAATGTTGGCGGATGGCAGAACCAAAAAACCACGGCTGTTGACTATTTAGTCGTAGCAGGCGGCGGCGGTGGAGGATATGCAAACACAGGAAACGGCGGTGGTGGAGGAGGCGCAGGTGGATTGCTTTCAGGCTCCACTCCTGTTGCATTGGGTTCATCCCTCACTGTAACAATTGGTGGCGGCGGTACCGGAGGTATTCAATCTAGCGGTACAAGCGCTGTTTCTGGTTCTAACTCCGTTTTTGGATCTCTCACCGCAATAGGTGGAGGTGCAGCAGGCAACGGGTACTCTGCAACAAACTATAGCGGGGTTGCTGGAGGATCAGGTGGTGGTGGAGCTGGTGGTGGCAACGGGTATTCGTACACAACCGGAGGTGTTGGAGTAGCAGGGCAAGGTAATTCTGGCGCTAATGGACGTGGCGGTGTTAGCGGATATAACGGTGGCGGTGGTGGTGGCGCAGGGTGTCCTGGCGGAATTGAAATCTCTACTTTTGCCGGTAACGGCGGGACAGGGGTTGGTTCTGATATTTCCGGAACGCGCACTGCTTATGCCGGAGGAGGAGGTGGAGGTGGATATAACACTTCTCCCGGCGGAGCTGGCGGGGCAGGTGGTGGCGGGGCAGGAGGTTCTGCAACGACGGGTACTTCAGGAACTGCAAACACAGGTGGTGGAGGCGGAGGTGCTGGTGGAAATGCTAACGGCGGATCTGGTGGCTCCGGAATCGTCATCCTTTCTTACCCAGACATTTACCAAGCCGCAGCATCGACTACTGGATCGCCTACGGTAAGTACATCTGGGTCGGGGAGTTTGGCTTTAAACGGGGCAACAAGTTTTAGATACGCCGGGCAGTCTGCTTTTGTGTTTGGTACTGGAGATTTCACAATTGAGATGTGGTTGTACACGACAACATCTGGGACGCTAATGATCCCGCTTGATTTTAGGCCTGGATTAAATGGCGCGTATCCGTATATCTTTAAAAATACGGATAACAAAATGTACTACTACGTAGATACAGCAACTCGGATTACTTCTACTAACACTATTCCAAACGGTTCATGGTTTCATTTTGTTATTTGTCGTAGTGGTACAAGCACCAAAATGTTTATAAACGGAGTGCAAGAAGGTTCTACTTGGACAGACACTACAAACTATATTTGTGGAAATCCTGGACCAACATTTTTTAGCGATGGTTCTGGTTCATACTTTTGGACAGGCAACACAACAAACATTCGGATTGTAAAGGGTACTGCGCTTTATACGTCAAATTTCACTGTTCCTACTGCTCCATTAACTGCTGTATCTGGAACATCTTTGTTATTGAATGCTAATTCTGGCGCTTACCTCGCTGATGCTTCTGGAAACGGATTTACTACTGGTAACAATCCTGGAGCGGGTCTTACATGGAACTCTTCCTCCCCCTTCGCAACAGGTCTTGGCTATAAGAACCGTGTGTACACATGGACATCTTCTGGTTCGATTACTTTTTAAGGCACAGACATGAGTAATCAAAATTTAGGCGGATATGTATCAGCGACCTACAACCCATTAACCGATAGCAAAACTGCTACTGTTGAATACTTAGTTGTTGCTGGTGGCGGCGGAGGTGGCGGTGCGGCAAACAGCAGATCTGGTGGCGGCGGAGGGGCAGGTGGTTTACTACAGGCTACGTCTTATGCCGTAACCGCAGGGTCCTCTATTACTGTAACGGTGGGGGCTGGTGGCGCTGGTGGTGCAGCAACAGCCGCTGGATCAGCAGGTTCAAATTCTGTTTTTTCCTACATAACAGCAATTGGTGGTGGCGGTGGCGGCGGATCGTCTGCGAATGCCACAAACGGTGGTTCTGGCGGCGGTGTTGGAGATGATGTTTCGTACACAACCTATGGAACAGGTACTGCTGGACAAGGCTTTGATGGCGGTCAAAGAGGGTCTGGCGGCGGCGGGTCTGGAGGTGGAGGTGGAGGTGGCTCTGGATCAACAGGCTTTAACGGGTTCAATGATGGCACACTTGTTGTTGAAGGTAATGGTGGCACGGGAACAATATCTTTAATCACTGGATCAAGGGTTTTTTATGCTGGCGGTGGTGGGGCTGGTTTGTACAACGGAAATAACGGTAGATACGGAATTGGAAGCGCCGGAGGAGGAAATGGCGGAGAGTTTTCCCCGGGAAATCCAGCCGCTGGAAATACCGGCAGTGGAGGTGGCGGTGGAGGTGGTACAAGTTACCCAGGCGGCGCTGGCGGATCAGGAATTGTTGTGATTCGTTACCCAATTAACTGCGCCCCTCCCGTATCGACAACTGGAAACCCGCAGATTTTGTACGCCAACGGCTATCAGATTTATGTATGGACCTCATCAGGTTCTGTCACTTTTTAAGGAGTAATCAATGGCACATTTTGCAAAAGTAGAAAACGGTATCGTGACTCAGGTCATCGTTATTGAGCAGGATGTTTTAAACACCGGGTTATGGGGAGATCCAGCTTCTTGGGTTCAAACCTCCTACAACACAATTGGAGGTCAACACTTAGATGGTCGTCCACTACGCAAGAATTTTGCTGGTATCGGATACACCTATGATGCAGAAAAAGATGCCTTCATTCCGCCTAAACCATATCCATCGTGGGTTTTAGACGAAGCAAGTTGCCTGTGGAACGCCCCGGTTGCCATGCCAACAGAGGGTGGACCCTATACATGGGATGAACTTACTTTGTCGTGGCGAGTTCAGCCAGACTATCCTACGGATGGCAAGCAATACACATGGGATGCCCAAGCATGGGCTTGGGTTGAAGTTGTTGAAACACCAACTGAAACACCTACTGAAGAACCCGCTTCGGGAGTTTAAAAATGACGCAAAAGTACTCTGGGGTCTACACCCTTAGCCAAGTTTCTGAGGCTATAAAAAGCCGGAACTGGGTAAACCTTCCTCCAACAAACGTGGAGTACTTGGTTGTAGCTGGCGGTGGCGGAGGGGGCTTTAGCATTGGTGGTGGCGGTGGTGCTGGGGGTCTTCTCTCTGGGATTATTGGTGTTGCGACTGGATCTGCAATAACTGTAACTGTTGGTGGTGGAGGCGCTGGATCAACAACAAACGCTGCTGGAGCAAATGGTGGGGCATCTGTATTTGGCGGTGTTTCGACCTCTGGGGGTGGTGGCGGTGCTAGTTACAACAATTATGGGGCTGCTGGAGGATCAGGTGGTGGCGGTGGAAGATCTGACAGTGGTCCTTACTTCGGGGGTAACAATGTTGTTCTTCAAGGGAATCGAGGCGGCAGCGGAATATCTAGCGCTAATAATGCCTCTGGTTCAGGAGGCGGGGTTGAGCGTAATGCAAATAGCGCTCTTAGTTCAGGATATGCTGGAAGAGCTGGTTCTGGAGTAGCTTCTGTTATTTCTGGAACTAAAACTAGCTATGCTGGTGGAGGTTCTGGTTACGGAGCAACAGGCGGTGGGGGCGGATCAGATAGTGGTGGCGGAAATGCCGCTGCTGGAACTGCAAACACTGGTGGTGGAGGTGGCGGCGCACCAACGTCAACGAATGGATATAACGGCGGTTCGGGAATTGTGATTATTTCCTATCCAGACACTTTTGCAGCGGCAGCATCTACCACAGGATCTCCGACTGTCAGTACTTCTGGGTCTGGAAGCATAAATTGCGCTGGGTCAAGTGCCTGTTTGTATTACGGAGGCCAAGCAGCGTTAGCGTTTGGGACAGGAGACTTCACAATTGAAATGTGGCTTTCTCCGAATGTAACTGCACAAAACGAAATTTATGATTCTAGACCTACAGGAACAAGCGGGGCGTATCCAACAATTTACGCTAACGCTGGGAAAATACTTTTCTTTACAAATTCTGCTGATAGGATTACTGGAACAACAACTTTATCTAATGATACTTGGTATCACATTGCGTTGTGTCGTTCCGGGACAAGCACTCGTTTATTTATAAATGGGGCTCAGGAAGGGTCAACTTACAGCGACTCAACCAATTATTTAAACGGATCAAGTCGTCCAGTGGTCATGGGCAATGGGACTGGAACCCCTGGTGGAACGGTGTTCAATGGGAAGATTAGCAACCTGAGAGTTCTTAAGGGGACTGCGCTTTATACGGCTAATTTTTCGGTTCCGACATCTCCATTAACTGCCATAACCAACACTTCGTTGCTTCTTAGCTCTGTATCAGGCGCATTTTTGGCAGACTCATCCGGAAATGGCTTGGTAGCAAGTGTTGCTGGCGCTCCCGCATGGAACTCATCCTCACCGTTTGCAACAGGTCTAGGATACAAAAACCGTGTCTATACATGGACTTCATCAGGTTCGATTACTTTCTAAGGAATAGTCATGGCTGAAAAGTGGATTCAGAAGGCAATTAAAAAACCCGGTTCCCTGCGTAAAGAACTTGGCGCTAAAGAAGGTAAACCGATCCCGGCAAAGAAGTTGGCTGCAGCCGCTAAGAAACCGGGCAAGTTAGGGCAACGGGCGCGTCTGGCACAAACTCTGAAGAAGATGAAGTAGGTATGGGCTTTTGGGCATTTACTTTTTTAACTCTCCTGATATCGTGTATTGCATCGTCCCTGTTTGTATGGAGACCGTAAATGTCCAAGTTGCCGGATCCCACAGACCCCTCACAGGTCGCCCGTTCCGCTTTAGGTGGGATAAAAGAGGCTATCAAGGTCGGGCGGGAGATAAAAGACACCGCCAAAGAAGTCAATGCCTTTCTGGACGAAGAAGCAAAGGCTCGCGTCGCCTGGAAGAAAAAGCAGCAACAGATCCAACGCCGAGGCGATCTGATCTGGATGGAAGCCAAGGATGAGTATCGGATCATCCGAAACCTTCGGGATGCCGAAGAGAACATGTACAAAGAAGTTGAGCAGGAATACGGTAGGTCGGCAGTAAGTGAAGTAAAGGCTCTGATTACCCGGCTACGCCGAGACCATCGGGAGCTAAATGACGAGTACTACCGCAAACAAAAAGAGTCGCGTCGGGAGTGGGGAATCCTTCTGGTGCTGTCAATCCTTATTTATGCGGTACTTAAGATGATGGGGGCGTGGTAATGCTTAGTCTAATTTCTACCCTTGGTGGGCTGCTGCTGTCGGGCTTGCCCAAAATGCTGGATTACTTCCAGAACAAAGCCGACCAAGCACACGAACTGAAACTCGCTGAAAAGCAAACCGAACGTGAACTGGCGCTTGCCGCCCAAGGCTTCTTAGCCCAGCAACGGGTTGAAGAGATCCGCACTGATCAGATTGCCATGCAGACGGACGCCCAGATGACTGAGGCAGCGCTGAAGCATGACGAGAAGATCATGGAGAAGGCAAGCCGCTGGGTGGTGAACTATGTCGGTACGGTACGCCCCACGGTCACTTATCTGTTTATCTTTGAGCTGCTGGCTATCAACGCTGCTATTACTTACTATGTGTTCCAACACCCTAACCTTGTGAACAACATCGACGACCTAGTTAAAGTCACTTCGATAATTTTTTCGGATGACGAGATGGCAATGCTGGGGGGCATAGTGGGCTTCTGGTTCGGCTCCCGTCAGTGGAAGAAATGAATTTAAACCCCGAAGTCCTTAAGATGATTAAGCACCACGAGGGGGTGAGGAACAAACCTTACCTCTGCCCGGCGCAAATTTGGACTGTGGGCGTCGGTCACGTGCTTTATCAGGAACAGATCCGGTTACCTATGATTCGTAAAGAGGGCTACACCGGGCAGATCCGGAAAGAGTTCAAGCTGCAAGGAGGCGATAACCGTGTTTGGTACCCGAATGAAATCGACGACCTTTTGGCTAAAGATCTTGCGACTTTTACCAGGGGTGTGGATCGTCTCGTTAATGGCAGGGCTACTGATGGGCAGTTTGGAGCGTTGGTCAGCTTTGCGTTTAATGCTGGGTTAGGTAATTTCCAACGCTCAACCATGCGGCAGCGCCACCTGCGGGGGGACTATGAAGGGGCTGCAGAAGCCTTTATGATGTGGACTAAAGCCGGGGGACGCGAACTTCCGGGGTTGGTTAAACGGCGCAAAGACGAACGCGCACTCTATTTGAGCTGACCATGGCCTTTATAAAATTACAGTTTCGACCGGGCGTTAACAGGGATCAGACCAACTACACCAACGAGGGGGGCTGGTTTGCCTGCGACAAAATCCGGTTTCGCTCAGGGTATCCCCAAAAGTTAGGCGGCTGGCTTGCCACTACAACCCAGACATTTCTTGGTATTTGCCGTCAGTTATTTGGTTGGTATACAAGCTATAACGATGACCTTCTAGCCCTTGGTACCAGCAAAAAGGTTTACATTGAGGCGGGTGCCATTTACTACGACGTTACTCCCTTGCGGGCCACATCCGCTGCCGGTGAGACTACTTTTTCAGCAGTTACAGTCGCACCCTTTAGCAGCACAATTACGGTTACAGACAACGGACACGGGGCTAATGTTGGGGATTTTGTAACTTTCTCAGGCGCATCCGGCCTGGGTGGTGCAATTACGGCTGGGGTGTTGAATCAGAACTACGAGATCGCCACGGTTATCAACGCCAATCAGTACACCATCATTGCTAAAAGTGCGACTACCGGGCTTCCTGTAACGTCAAATGCCTCTGATGTTGGTGATGGCGGCGCTTCTGTTGTAGCCGCTTATGAGGTGCCTATTGGGTACGACATCACAACCTTTGGTTATGGTTGGGGTACTAGCACCTGGGGTACTGAGCCTTGGGGCCTGAGTAGTTCTACCCCGGTGTTTTTGCAACAGCGCGACTGGTGGTTTGATCAGTTCGATAACGACCTAGTGATGAATATCCGCAACGGTGGTATTTACTACTGGCAGCGTGGTACTAACCCAAATGCTGCAGTGCCACTAGGTACTCGTGCGGTGGCCTTATCTTCTTTACCGGGAGCCAGCGATGTCCCTTCGGAAGCTATGCAGGTTCTTGTTTCACAGAATGACAAACATCTTCTGGCCTTTGGTGCTACCCCTTTTGGGGGTGGTGTTTTCGATCCTCTTCTCATTAGATGGGCGAATCAGGACGATCCTACGAACTGGACGCCAACCCCAACTAACTCCGCCGGATTCCTCCGACTCTCAAGGGGATCGACGATTGTTCGGGCGCTGGCGGTTCGGCAAGAGATCTTAGTCTGGACCCAAAGCCACCTATACACCCTGCAGTACTTGGGCACCGTGGACGTGTTTGGTGTTCAAGAATACGCCGACAACATCTCAATTATTTCTTCTCGTGCCTGTATTTCGGCTAATAACGTGACCTACTGGATGGGTCAGGATAAGTTCTTCGCCTATTCTGGACGGGTTGAGACACTGCCCTGCACCCTGCGAAACCACGTCTTCAATAACCTGAACTACAACCAAGTTGACCAGATCATCTGTGGCACTAATGAGGGATACCATGAGATTTGGTGGTTCTACCCTAGCGCTAACTCCAACACCGTGGACAGCTATGTAGTCTTTAACTACATGGAAAACATCTGGTTCTACGGCACCATGGCTCGCACAGCTTGGCTGGATAACCCCCTGCGGACCTACCCGCAAGCTGCTGGCTATAACGGCATCCTGTATGACCACGAGCGTGGGGTTGATGACAACGGCCTACCCATGGAGTCCTATATCCAGTCCTCTGACTTTGACCTGGCTGATGGTGATCAATTTATGCTCAGCCGACGAATCATTCCGGATGTCAACTTCAGCGGCTCAACGGCTAATACCCCAGAGGTAACCTTTGCAATCCGGCCTCGGAACTTCCCAGGATCGACCTATCAGCAAGATGCTTTTGATGGACAGCCAGTGGTGGAAAGTTCTGTCAACGTCTACACCGATCAGGTATTTATCCGGGCACGTGCCCGCCAGATGGCTTTAAAAGTAAGCTCGGAAGACCTTGGTGTTACATGGCAGTTGGGTAGCCCCCGCCTTGACGCTAGACCGGATGGACGCCGCTAATGGCAATGGAACGGTTCCGGGCACCACCACTGCCCGTTCCCCCAAAGGTCTACGACCAGCTCTATATGAC